TCTGTACTCGGCACGACTGCCAGCATTGTTTGATAGTACAAGTTTGCAGAATGGATAAGAAAAGAGTTTGCGATTCTTTACGTCATATCCATCTATTTGAGTTATATTGTTGTAAACAGGTACGGTTTTTTCGTGCAACCCGCCTGCTGGGTTTTGAGAAGAAGCATCTTCGTCAAGAAATGATGGGTATTGAAACGCTGATATGAGAGCATCTTCTTTTCCCTTGTCAATCCAATTCTTAATTTCCGTTGTTATTGATGCAGAATCTAAAGCGCGAATGCCAGACTCAAGACCGAGTCCACAAAAGATTTTGCCACGTGTTGCCGGGTCTGCCGCAGTTCCATCAGCTCTCTGTGTGTAATAAAGACCGATTGACATTGAGTTTAAGTCAACCACAGTCTTTTTCTCTACTGTGTAATCACCTAAATCGAGATTTTCTGGAACGAGATTTTCGAAATATCCATCACTCACACTATGCTGTCTCTCAACAAAGCACTGTCCGAGTGTAAAGTCAAACAGCCACGACTGCAATACATCAATCTGATATGTTACAATAGATGTAATATTGTTCACATACTCGATGGAAGTAATAAATGCATAGAACCATTTGTTTCCATACGCTGTGTTTTGGAACATCATGTAGTTACAATCGTAGATTTCATCAGCCAACACACCTACTTTCATGGTATTACGTGTGTGACGCTGATAGGTGTTCTTTGTGAAAGCACGTTTCTGTTTACTGATAAAGTAGTTGGACTGCTTTGCTTCGGTGTCAAAGTAGATCGTGTGATCGTAGGACGGCTCAAGCGGAACGTTGTGTAATAAACGTATAGTTGTGTTTGGAGAAATATACATAAACTACTCCTTTTTTCAAGACGCTACCCATCTGTAATAGGTGGGTAGCGTATAATTAAAATTATGCAGTCTTATTCAGTACAACTGTTGAACCAACAGCTGATTCAGAATTAACTGGCTCTGCCGCGGCATACTCTACACCGTTAATAACCATCGTCAGTGTAACTGACTTAGCCGCCGAGGATGCAGGAATCATAATAGCACCATATGGAAGAATGGCGATACCATCGGTTGTTGCCTGTTCGGTCTGCTTGAACTGATATGTTCCCTGTACAAGCGTAGCTGTATCATCCTGCACACCGAGTGTAAATACCGTTGCAACGTCACTTGTATCTTTTCCAGTAAGTTCCACGGTGTAAGATTTTTTCGGCACGATTTCAGCCGTTTCGGTAACAAACACGATTGCATTGGAAAATGGCGAACTGGAAATCGTTTTCCAAACATGGTAAAAATAATTCCAGTACATTCCCGCCGCGGAATACTGTTCAGTGAATTTTGCATTGTTATCATAAACCTGGAACCAGTCAGTATCAATCAGAACTGCTTTTACGTTTTTCATGAGATTCAGTTCATCTGCTGTTACTTCTTCCAGTCCGTCAGAGTTTTCACGGATAACATCGAAACGTTCATTGTCAAATGAAGTCCAGTCGTCAATCAGATGAAGCGCACCTGTATAGGTTGCTTTGTCCATATTGAACGCGGCGGCAAGAACATCAGTGTCATATGTTGCATTAAACCAGCTATCCATAAAGATTGCCTGGTTTTTACGAGGTGTGCTTGTACGCACACCAGATGCATTGTACTTTGTCTGCATGAAAGTTAGATCATTTGAAGCACCACGGAAAGTTGCACCAGCTTTTTTCAGATCAGTGCCAGTTCCGATAGACATTGGATACATCTTGCCATGAGATACAGCCTTAATGAGCAGATATTTGAAAAGAAGAAACTCGTCATACTCAGCCGCCTTGTAAACAGATTCCACAATTTTAGCAACTAAATCCTGTACGCCAGATTCTGCTAAGAAAGCAAGACGTAAATCCTCGTCCTGTATTGTTACCGGGTACATCACGCGCCAGTTCATTGCATGGAATGCCGATTTTACATCCGGGAGTGTACGCTTAAATTCGCGCGCCGTGGCTTTTTCCGGTGTGTAATCAACAACCTTTGCAATCTGCACAAAGATTTCTTCTACGGTTTCACCGAACTCAAGATAACCTTTTTTGAGTGATGCATACGGGTTGTTGAATGTGGCACTTTTTGCCATGACAAGTGCAATGCGGTTTACCAGCGCATTAACGTACTGGTTTGCGAAAGCCGGCGTTCCACAAATTACTTCTCCTACTTTTGGAATGTCGCTTGCTTTTGTGACAACTGGCACAGACTGCTGATAATCATAAGATGCATTCTGACGAATAGCATTCAAGATGTCAAGCGTTGATGCCTGCAAGGTTGATTTTGCAATTCTTCTAGGCATTTCTAAATCCTCCTATTCTGTCTTAAAAAGACTTTCATATGTTAATGGCTTCGGCTCTGGTTCGTCCCCGGTTTGATCTTGTCCGGGTCACTCTTACCGCTAAAGCGGTCAGTGTAACGTTTTCGCCACGCCTTATCGTTTTCCTCATACTTTGTTTTCCAATCCTCACCAGACTTTTCATTCAGATCGGCAAACGTATCGGAAACATCTTCCAGCATAGCCAATTGTGTATCGTCTGGTGACTCACCGAACGAATCTTTCAGTGCGTCAATAATTTCCTGTGTTGTTCTTACTGCCATAATTGTTCTCCTTAAATGAAATATCTGCACATCATCCAAACAGGCATCTTCTTTTTCTTTTTTATCGGCGGCAACGGTGGAACGTCACCGCCAGACAAGAAAAGGAAAACCAACAAAGCGTTGTTTAAATTGGCTTCACTTCCGAAAGAGAGAAGTGTGGAACTAGGGTTGTCGTAGGATTCTTCGTTGTACCATGCACCTGGTTTATCCGAAGCGTGGGTGTTAAAATACTCAAGATAAGTGTTTGCGCATGAAATACGATAGGAAAGGGAGGAATCGCTGATACCCTCCCACCCACGCATGAACGCTTCGGTCAACATGGAAAGATTGGTACTGGTGCTTGACAAGAATGCCGATAAGTTGTCGAAGTTTGCGGCAACACCGGACTGATACCAGATATTTTCGTGGATGAAATACGCAAGCTGACCGTTTCCGTCGTTTGAAGCGTATCCATTTTCCTGTAACCAGTTAAGCAACTGTGTGCGTCTGTTCGTCTCGGAGTTGTCTGTCCATTGTCCTAATCCAAAACCTTGCTTATATCCTAGTTCCCACTGTCCGGGGTTCAGTGTACTTTCCTGCATCCAGTTACCGCAGATTGCTGCGGCAACATAAGCAGATGCACCAACGCCGGAACCACCAGACCCATACCGAAAGCAACGCGACCAGTTGCTAGGAGATGATTCCGAAGTGTTTATGCTTACTTGTTGGTCAAGTGGCACCTCATCCGTGTGTGCTCCCATTGTTATCCGTCCACGGTATACCATCTCGGTATGTCCGGAACGCCATAGAATATCACCGGGTTTCCATACATTCGAAACAGGAACTTCTGTAAATCCCATTGATAGCAGAACGGAAATCATATTGGAAGTAGTGAACGGGTGATGGAAACCGTAAGTCTCAATGACGGGGAAAGCACCAGCTAAAAGCGCGTACCACACAAACGAGGAACAGTCATAGTAGGTGATTCCATTTACTGTTTGCTGTTCCCGGTAAGTCTGTGAATAACCGACGTTTGGTCGGTTACAGGTAGACACTGCCCAAGACCATGAAGTGTTGATGTTAGCCACGAGTTAATCCCTCTTTAGCGACATATCCTGTATACGTGCAACCGTCTACAACTGCTTTAACAAGATACCATTCACCAGTGTAATATCCATAGTTTCTAACACCTGTTCCCGTTGGTAATGTTAAAATAACACGTTTGTTCATGCCAGCACCAACACGCAAATTATAACGATCATTGGTGTGATACGCTCCGGCAATCTCCCGGTTAAAACTACGTGCTGATTCTGGCTTGATTGCCGATTGTGTAATATTCTGAGGTTCATCATTTCCTTTGTAACGATAGTGAACAAGATTACTGTACGGAAGACCGTAATAAGATCGAACGCATATTTCTCTTCCGGTCTGATCACCTGTCTCGCCATCAATTCCACCGTTCTCTGACTGACTTGCGTGAACGATGTGTGAAGCGTCCGTTGACATTGTTACATGATGACCAGCGGCAAGATGAATGTCACCGCGTTTCCACGGAGCCTGGCACTTTTTAAACCCACACTTGATAAGCTGTGATTCTAAGTTGCGCGTTGTACTATATTCACTGACGGCAAAGCCCGCCTTGCTTAACGCTGTTCCAATCATTGAACTACAGTCATAGTCCGGGCCGTTTCTGTGTGACTGTGAATAACCGTGTCGATCATCGGCGGCAATCTGTTCCGCCCATGCTACTGCTGTTTCAATCTTTGGCATTGTTTATACCTCCTAAATGCGCACACAGGTTATTAATTGCTAACGTATTTGCTTCGACGCTTTTACGAAGTTCTTCCATCTCTGCTTTGTGGGCATCTTTTTCTTTAATCATATACCAGAAAAGAGCAGAACAACACACGATTGGAAAACCGAGTGACCCGATAAGCTGTGTGATGGTTGTTACATCCATTTTCTTCACCTCTCTTTCGTAATTTCATCATAACACTTAGGCTTGATTTTGTCAAGCTTTTATGTTATAATATTTTTAGAATCAAAAAGTTCATGATTCAAATAATTGGAAAGGAAGAATGTTTGAATGTCAAAGTATTACGACGGAACGAAGCTTCTTTCGCTCAAAGACCTTGACGGACAACGACCGGAGATTTATATGGTCACAACAAACCGAACAGGCGGTAAGACTACTTATTTTGGACGATATTCTGTTCGACGTTTTATAAACTTCAATGAAAAGTTCGCACTACTCTATAGGTATAACTACGAACTGGACAACGTGTCTGACAAATTCTTTAAAGACTTGAAAACTCTGTTCTTTCCTAGTATGGAAATGACAAGTAAGAGACTTGCTCACGGAATATTTCATGAGTTATATCTGAATGACCGTTCCTGTGGATACGCTATTACATTAAATAGTGCCGATCAGCTTAAAAGATATTCGCATTTATTTTCTGACGTTGACCGCATTTTATTCGATGAGTTTCAGTCGGAGACAAACCATTATTGTGATAAAGAAGTAAAAAAGTTCCAGAGCATTCACACTTCTATTGCTCGTGGACAGGGAAAACAGACTCGTTATGTTCCTGTATACATGATGTCAAATCCCGTAACTCTATTAAATCCATACTACAGTGCTATGAAAATCGGAAGTAGATTACAACATAACCTTGTTCTAATACTAAATTCCTACGCGGAACTGGATGGGTATTGGAACAAGGTTATGTTGACAGTGCGGCGAATGCAATGAAGCAATCTGGTTTTGCTAAAGCTTTTGCTGATGATGATTACATGAAGTATTCTACCGAAGCTGTATATCTGAATGACAATTACTCTTTTGTTGAAACCATGCAAGGAAAATGTAAGTATGTTTGCACACTTCGGTATATGGGTAAAGAGTATGGTATTAAGGAATACGTAGAAAAAGGTGTGGTGTATGTCGATGACAAACCTGACTTAACTTATCCATACAAGATCACAGTTACAACCGAAGATCATCAGATCAACTACTTGATGTTACAGAAGCACGATATGTTTATCATGAACATGCGTTTTCTGTTCAGCAAGGGTGCGTTCCGGTTCAAGAATCTGGAATGCAAAGAAGCAACGCTGGCGGCGTTGTCGTACAGATAATTATGGTATCTGCCATTGTTTTATATCATGATAGGTATGGACGCCCAGTTGAAACTATACTGCCTTACTTATTTACTGCCAGGCAAGCAGGCATGGTGTGTTCAGTGGTTAAAGATATATATGTAAGAAGCAGGGATAACTTACCTAGTAAGCTCCCTGCTTCTTTTTTAATTACTCTTAAACAAACCTTTCTGGTATACATGAATTACAAGCCAACCTCTTAATCTGTCTAGTGTAATGCTCCAGATCATATATTTTTCTGGTTCCAGTTCTTCGCCGTAACGTATCATTTTTTCACATCTTCCTTTGAAGATTTCTTTTCCGTTATCGCAGTCTGAAACATCAATAACCATGCAGTATACAGTAGGCGAGATATATAATCTAAGATCTTCTAAAGTCATCACTTTGTACCTCCATCACATTCAATATTTCTGTAAATTCCTCTCTTCATTTACTTTCATATACATCCATTCTTTGTCAAACTTGATAGCCACTGATAGCGACAATAACTCATTCTGTAATCTCTTACAGATACAAGATTGCCTTTAAATGTTTTCAAAAATTCACTAGATTTCATTTTTTCTCACCTCATTTTATAGGTTGTTTCACAGAGCAACACGCCGCCGGGAATACGCTTTGGCATCAGCTTTCCCGGAACAGTCAATCCATAAGTAAAATCAGTTAAGTCTCTGTGAATAGGCTTGTTAGTTTCATCGAATAAGAAATCTTTCTCTTCCTCTTTCCAGTCATCTGGTTTTCCTTGCTTATCTTCCATACTTCTGATGAACAGTTCTTTACACTTGCTAGGCATACCAGCACATTTTACATTATAATAAGGTTCAACTTTCTCACCAACCCATTCGTTGTCTTTCAACTCAAGATCTTCTTCGACTACGTGTTCAATGTATGTTTTCTGCCGTGTGAAAATAGCACTATCCCATTTACTTTCCAGTTTCCAGCAACAAAATGCTGTGTTGTGTACTTTAATTCCCTGTACTTCTTCTGGTTTCAAATTGCAATGAATGCTATCTGTATCGGCATAGATAAAACCTGCCTTGCCTACACCATGATAGTTCGCTTGTGCCGCTCTGATCGTAAAGTTACGTGCATAACTTGTGATTGCAGAACCGATCGGTATGTAGCCGGGTTGTTTGTCATTCGCTTCTACGCTACGAAATCCTATTGAGTTGTCATCTTTCAGATATGCTACTTTGAATGAACTGTCCGTGCTACTTGCGAACTTACCGTACAGATTGTTCAAGAAAAGCTTTGCTAACTGACGCATTGCTCCCTTGCTGTTCATTTTTATTTCCTTATACTTGTCAATATAAGCATCGAACAGACCTATTTTTTTCTCAAAATAACACCCGTCTAAGATTTCAAAATCTTCAACGTTATAGTGTTCTAAGAACAGCTTGTAATCTGTCATTGTCAATGTTAGTTCTACAGTAGTCGGAACCTTATTCATGTTACCATCATAGATATATCTATGATATTGTCCATTGATGAATACATCTGATGTTTCCAGTGCTTCTGTTCCTCTGTACAGAGATGAGCCTTTAATCTGAATAAAAGGTAACTTATCTTTCTTGAGATAGAAACGCGTTCTAATACGAATGAAGAAATACTTTTCATGCGCAATGTCTGGTATAGCTTTCTGAAAGAATACTGGAAATCCTACAGGATAATAGTTTCCAGATTCCGAGTGCATCATGGACGGATACAAGGAATTTACGTCAGCAGTTACACCATCGCCATACGGAATACCTGTCTTGCCTTTTACAGCGTAACACCAACCGCCTTTGTATGATTTTTTAACGTATTCACCAGCATTAGAAACGCTATACATTCTCTCGTCAATCTTAAAGTCGTAGAGGTTCGGAAACATCATATCCCACTCATATGCCGTTTCATGCTCAAATATGTTTTTATATTCTTCCATGCAACATGAGCCAATCGTCAACTTATTATGTCCCTCTGCAAACATGAACTCGATTGCTTCTTTTATGACAAGAACGTCATTCTTAATATATTCTATCTCTTCTGGTGTGATTTCACAACCAGCATATCGCAAGCCTTTGTATTCCATTTCAAGCTTACGGTGCTTCAATTTAAACGATTCACCGATTGTCTTTACAGAAAACGGTAATAGTTTTAATGAGTCACGTAACTCGATGAACTTGCCATTGCCTAATCGGATCGTGATTGAATACCATTGTCCTTTGTCGCTGATAGAATATTTGAAAGAACGAAAATCCATATCTTTCTCTTTCAACCAGCTTACGCTGTACTGTTCCGACGTATTGACTACAAAAGCTTGTTTATACCCTTGTTTGATTAGGTAATCTATCCAGAATGAACCATCAAACTTTAAATTGTGAAAATAACAAATGATGTTACATTTGTAAGATGCAAGCTGTTTCAGACAATCACCAATGCTATGCGACACGGTGACTTTCTCAGTGTTAAGTTCTACAGTTGCCGCCGCCCACACTTCAGTGTCCGTTTGACCTGCGTAGACGGTCGTTTCGAAGTCTCCTACAAAGTAACGGTATTTCCGTTTTTTCAAAGTTAATAGTCGCCGTCCATCATATCGTCTAAATCTTCGAAAGAACGCATAGCAGATTCAGACAATGTAAAACCAGAAATATTACTTAAAAGAGCAATTATATGCTGAGCGGATGCCCACACTAAATTAGCGTCGGAATCGTAGTGAATGACGCCTAGCCATTTCTGAATATCATCCCATTGTTTTGACAACTCTTGACCGACTTTGTTCTTTCCAACTTCTGTAACGTTAAAAGACTGCTGTAGTTCTTTCGGCAACGTTTTTATTATCCCATACCCTATATCTGCCACAACTTCATCTAACGTCGCTAAAATGTCATTCAGAGCCCTGTAAGCTATTTCAGCTACATTCGGACTTCTTCGTACTCTTTTACCAGTAACAGATGTGTAATAATATACATCCATGGTAGAAATTATTTCTTTTAACTTGTCAACTAAATCGTTGAAAGCTTCTGCATAAGCCAGTGCTGGCTCGTCTGTTACAGGTGTTTTAGTTCCGTCTGTGCTAGTCCAGAACCGCTGTTCTGCTTCTTTCTTTTCTTTTCTTGTTTCAGCTGCTCTCTTTGCTCTTAACTGACTCTCAAGTTTTAAACCCTCTTTACCAGAAACGATTTCACCGTATGACGCTGAACCTCCATAGATTGCTTTCTCATACAGCACATTTTTCGTCAGCCTTTTAAGCTTGCGAATACTGGCTTCTGTTTTACGCTTCGGCGTTGCTGGTAGCATGCCCTCTGGGAACTGATATCCACGTTTACTAGCTCGGCGCAAGAACGATGTTATACGTTTTCTTTCTTTTGCATATGCCTTGTTGATAGCTTGCTGTTTTGCGCTCTGTTTCTTTACTGTTTTCTTTGCCACTGTTTTACCTCTCTTTACTATTGATATAAGAAAAAGGGGGTTTCAAACCCCCCTTTATTGATTGTGCTTAGTGCTGTACACTGTTATAGTCTAAGCGGCAATCGATGAAGTCTCGCCCTGCTTTCGTCTTTCCAGACTCTTTAATGATTGCATATGGCTCATCACCGAACACCTCATGAATTTTTTCCAGTGATTTACGGAAAGTTGCCGACTGGAAAGCATATACCTTTCCGCTGGTATCCATGATTGCTGTAATCTCGGAAAGAGTACCATCTTCTTTTTCGTCCTCGTAGGAACACCAAACTGCTACAGGAATAGATGTTCCATCCGGAACGTCTTTCATAGATTCTGCGCCTTTGTCGACTGTGAGCATATACTGCTCAATTTTTGTGAGTTCTTTACTTGCTTTTAATACTTTCATGTTCGTTTTCTCCTTTTTCTTGTTTAATTGCGGCAGTTGTGGGAGGGACTGCCACCTGTTTTAAAGACACTGCTTTTCTTGCACGTATGGTTGAATTTTTATTGTGTTATAACAAGCTGCTAGTTGCGTTTTGGAAGTGGTTCTAACTCAACCGCATGAGCGATAAAGTCAGACTCTTTCATGCCGTATCTTTTCTCGAACGGCTCTACAACCAGGATTTTAACCACCTTGAAATCATCTGTATCGTGTTCTTTACGAACCTTTTTCAGAAGTTTTTCATCGTTGATATACTGACCTCCGATCTCGTAAGTTACATTGCTCGGCTCACAACTTACTGTATCCATAGCAAGAACTGTTACTTTCGTACCAAGGACGGTACGAGTTACCATTGATTCTCTCATTTCCGTTTTCTCCTTTCTTGTATTTTTGTTGTTTCGGAAATTATTTTTACCAGACGTCAGAACTCATCTGGAAGAGCGACCGCGGTGATGAACCGCGTTAAGTCGGCTTGTCGCTCAAGAGGCGGGCGGTTTGGCAGGCCGCCCTAACAGTGTTGTAAGAACTATCGCTCTTACTGTATTTATTATACCTCTTAACACTGTTTTTGTCAAGTGATTTTCACAATTAATTTAAATATTTTGTTATGAAGTTAGTTTAGACTAACTCGAGCCGCATTACCCAAAAATCATTACTGTGTAGCTGATTACGACAATATCGTAAATCAATGCTACGATTATTAAGACCTGTAAAAGCCGTAAAAGTTTCATCTTCAAAGTTTTTTCTCCTTTCTAATGAACTAGGCTCCGGTGTAGTAGGTTTTTCGTTCCTTATTTACATGGTCGATAACTGTATATACTGGTTTAGGTTTGTTTCCGGTAACGTATGACCTAATACCGTTTCCGTCATTGTCAAGAACGCAAATTTTTACTCGTTCGTCACACTCTGAAAACAGTGTGATTGACTTTCTGGCGCACGATAATACGTTTTGCAAAGTGTCCGTGCGATAGGTAACCATTGACAGATGACCGCCGATGTAAAGCTTAATCTTGTATTTCATTCTTTTCCTTTCCGCCCGTTTATGCCGATAGCACAGCTATGTAAGTTATAATACGATCATGCCGCCCTGCAATTCTGTGATATGTTCTGCGCACATAACTTCAATGATCGTATTCATTTCTTCTTCTGAGTATTTGAGTAACTCTCTTGCATACTCGCGAGTAATTGCACACTGACAAGTGCTATCACAAGTACCATTGATAGTATAGCACAGATACTTGTAGTCATTCTTTGCAATGTTAATGTATCCTTTTTTAATGACTTTATATGCATCGTACTTTCTTGACTCTGTAATTTCGTCATTGTTCATAACATACTTGATAATATTATCGTAAATCATATTATACTTCCCTCCATGTAAGACTCTCTGTACAGCCCCATTTTCCTCTGCCGTAGTCTCTATTGAATTTTGTAATATGCATTGACGACGTTGACGTGTAGCCATAGACTTTTCTAAGAAAATCGTAGCAAGTATCATCCTTTGTATCAATGGCGGCTACAATAGTTCTATAACTCTTGAGAATATAGAACCGACCTAATTTACACACATATGCAGAACATGTGCGCAACCGTTTCCATTCGCTAGCACGCTCATGCATATCGAGGTTATAAATTTCCTCGTAAATTGCGTCAACCTTTTTATTGATTTCTACCTGACAGTCTTTTCTCATGGCTATTTTCCTCCTGTTCTGTTTTCTAAGATAGTGAACTTCGATTCATTGCGTTCACTCAGTTTGGTGTTTATAGTCTCCACCGCTGGACTTGCTACCAGTTTAACTAGTAGCTTTTCCTTACCTTGTAACTATAGTATATCACAGGTTTGACAGTTTGTCAAGTACTTGTTTTCACTTTCTGAAGTGTTATACTGTACCGAACTCCCTTTCCTTACCTTGTAAATACATTATAGCACAGGTTTGACAGTTTGTCAATCTGTCATTTTGCACAAAAATATGCTGTCATTTTGAAGCAAATGGGAGAACTGGTAAGGGGGGTCTATTTTGCTTCAAAATGA